CTCCCCAGGCTCTATGGCAAGAGGCTCAAGTAGCAACCGATGACATCAAAGCTACAACCGGAATTTATGATGCTTCGCTAGGCGCTAAGAGCAACGAAACATCTGGCGTTGCAATCAAGCGCCGCGAGAACCAAGGCGACACGGCTAATTTCCATTACCAAGACAACCTGCAACGCTCTATTGAGCAGTGCGGGCGGGTGATCATCGATCTGATACCAAAGGTTTACGACAACGAACGCACCGCGCGCTTGCTTGGCGAAGATGGCTCGGAACAGTTTGTGCCGATCAATACCGTTCTCTATGACGACAATGGCGAGCCGGTGATGGTCAATGACCTCAATCAAGGCCGCTATGATATTCGGGTTACGATTGGGCCTAACTACGCCACGAAACGCCTTGAAGCCGCAGACGCGATCATTGAACTTATGAAAGCATTGCCGCCTGAATTGGCACCGCTGTTTGCTGATGTGGCTGTAAAGAACCTTGATATTCCAGAAGCTCAAGACTTGGCGAAGCGGCTTAAGGCAATGTTGCCGCCGCAAGCGCTCACCGATCCTGATCAGCCACCGCCCCCACCGCCTGACCCGATGCAAGACCCAATGTATGTTGCAGAGCTGAATTCTAAGCTTGCATCAGCGAAGAAAGCGACGGCAGACGCTCGCAAGGTAGAGCTCGAAACCGTACAAATGTTCCAAACGCCAGCGCTTCCTATGTCGCCACCGCTGCCAAGTTTTGAAATGCAGCAAGGCGGCTCTGGAATGCCCCCACCCATCATGCCGGAAATCGAACAACCGGATGATCAAGGCGGCAACTACTTTAGTGAGTAGCTTCGCGGGGCTTATCCGCGCCACCTAAAAGGACTTTCAAAACATGACAGAAGTTTCCCCACTGGCTGAAGCCGGTGCCACTCCACTTGCCGAAACGCCGGTAGTTGTCGAGACTGTTACGACCGTTGAAACAGATGCCAAACCAGTAGAACCAGTGGCAGAAGCCGCGCCGACGGAGCCGGTAGAGCAGCCGCGCGGGGCGGATGGGAAGTTTATTGCGCATCCGAGAACGGAAAAGCTTGTTAGTCAGATCAACACTTTGACCGCTGAAAAGCGGGCGATTGAGCGTGATGTGGCGCGTATGCGATCTGAAGCCGCTGATCTGGTAAAACAGTTGCAGCAGCCGGTAGACATCGATCCCGCCGATTTTGATGCGCAGACCGCGCATCGGGTTCGCCACGAAATCAAGTCGGATAGACTTGAACAGACAGCCGCGCAAGTGCGGTCACTTGAGGCCAAGGCCCAAGAGGCAGGCGCGCAAATACTCCACGCTCAAGTGGATGAATTGCGGGCTCATATTCCTGACATTGATACGATCTTTCTGCCCGAAAATCAGGGCGGGCCAACGATCACTCAAGTTATGGCTGAGGCTATCACTCGTTCCGACAACGGGGCGCTCGTGGCGTACCATCTAAAGAAGAACCCGCCTGAAGCCAGGCGCATTGCAAAACTTGATCCCGTTTCCGCACTCATGGCCATAGGCCAAATCGCGGCGGGCATCAGCAATCCGAAAAACCAGATGAAACGCATCAGCCAAGCTCCGGCTCCGGTCCAGACTGTTTCGGGCGGCACATCTTCTCCGGCTTTGAACCTCGAAACTGCGAGTTTCAAAGATTATGAGAAGGCACGCCTTCAACAGATGGCCTCATCTTGAGCGGCCTTCAGTTAAGGAATTGAGAAATGACGGCTTCTAACACGCTTATCACTCCTAGCATCATTGCTAAGGAAGGGCTTTTTCAGCTCAAGAACAATCTCGTTATGGGCAATCTTGTTCATCGCGATTACTCGAAAGAGTTTGCAAAAGTCGGCTCTACGATATCGATCCGCAAGCCGGTTCGGTTCAAAGCGCAGACTGGTGCCACTCGCGTCAATCAAGACGTGAAAGAAGGCACGGTTGCAGTCGTGCTTGACCAACGCAAGCACGTGTCTTGGGCGTTCTCAACTCAGGAATTGACCCTGACCATTGAGGAATACTCAGAGCGTTACATTAAGCCCGCAATGATCGAGCTTGCCCAGACGGTCGAGACCTCGCTTATGGGGCTTTATTCGTCTGTTCCGTCTTGGGTAGGAACGGCTGGCACCACGCCCAGCACGTTCTTAGAACTCGGTGCAGCACGTCAGCGCCTAGTCGAGCAGCGCGCCCCAATGGGTGACACGCTCAACGCTGTGCTTGATCCGGCTGCGGCTCTTAAGATCGCCAACGACCTTAAGAACCAGTATCAGCCAGGAAAGCAGTTAACGGCCATGGAGCGGGTTAAGATCGGCAAATATGCCGGGTTTGACACGTATGAAGGCCAGTCAGTGTTGAACCACACCAACGGCGCAAAGGGCGGCACGCCGCTTGTGAACGGTGCGGCACAGCACTCAAACGCTTCGCCGCAGGCTAACAGCCAGTCGCTTGTAATCGACGGCGCGTCCAACTCCATCACTGGTTGGGCTAAGGCTGGCGATGTGATCACCATTGCGGGCGTTTATGCCATCAATGGCGGCACACGGCAGGCTTACACGTATCTTAAGCAGTTTACGGTGCTTGCTGATGCGGATTCGTCTGGTGGTGGTGCGGTCACTCTGACGATCTCGCCGGCAATTGTCTCTGATACGGCTAGCCCATATCAGAACGTGTCAGAGGTTCCGGCTGATAACGCTGCCATATCGGTTGTGTCTGGCACGGCTGCAACGGCATACGCGCAAAACTTGTGCTTCCACAAGAATGCCTTCGCGCTTGTTATGGCTGATCTTGAATTGCCGGATGGTGCCGCGTTCAAGTCGCGTGCATCTGCCGACAATCTATCGGTTCGCGTCGTCAAAGATTACGACATTGAGAACGACGAGGACATTATCCGTCTCGACATTCTCTATGGCGTCAAGACGATTTACAACGATCTGGCTGTGAGGTTGACCGGCTAATGGCAAACGATTTGATCAATGGCGAGGGGGCTGGGAAACCGGCCCCCGTGGTGACTGATACATCGGTTTGGATGTATAGGGGCCATGATGCGAGGTTGTTTGCGTCTGTTGGTGATGTGCCAGCGAATGACGGCTGGAAAGACGCGCCCTATGATCTAGAGGCTGTGGCCGTTGAGCCTGAAAAGCGCAAGCCAGGACGGCCACGCAAGGCAGATGAAACACCCGTTGATGAGGTAGCGCCGGATGGCGACAGCAACGCAAATTAGCACCAGCGCGCTGCGGCGGCTTGGGGTATTCGACGCACTCGAAAGCCCGTCCGCAATGGATGTTGCCGCAGCGACAGAAGCGCTGACCGCGATGATTGCATCTTGGGAAGGCATGGGCCTAAGCGGCGATGTGTTGCCAATCGATAGCCGGTTCGAACAAGCCGTAGTGGCTATGTTGGCTGAGCGGCTAGCGGAAGAATACGGAAAAACGCCTGGGCCGATCTTGCAGCGTGACGCTAAGAACGGGCGCGCGGCTATTGAGGCGGCTTATATTGCGACGCCCGAGGCTCGGTTTGATGGGGCTTTGCTAACTGGCGTGTATCGCTATCAGCCGGAATCAGAAACGGAACATGAGGCGGCATGGCAGGCGTTGACGGCCTACACTCTGCGTGCCTTTGTGGTCAACAATGCTAACCGTTATGAGTTGGTGACGGAAGGCACGTCAGCTTCTAGCGGCGGGCCTACCGGGACGGACGCATCGATAACAGATGGCACATGCGTTTGGTGCTGGCGCGGGGTGACTGCCGAATGAGCTGGACGCCCTTAGCGCTTCCGACAAAGAGCAATAAAACCCGGTTTGGCTTTGAAGGCGCGGCGCGCCTCATCAATGCTTACGTTGAAAGCACGGGCAGCGATGCCAAGGCGACGTATAACATCTATGCCACGGAAGGGCTTGATACGCTTTACACGCCTGCATCCGGCAAATTTTATGGGGCTATCGCAACGGAATCGTATTTGTATGGCGTGTCGGGTACCACGCTTTGGGCGATTGATACGGTTGGGGCTGTTACCAATCTTTTGACGCTTCCTGCGGAAGGCCCGGTGACGTTCGCGCGCAATCGGCGCTCGCCAGATACTCAGGTTGGCTTGGTTACGGCAGCAGATAATAAGTATTATACGATTGTGGGGACAACCGAAACACTCAATGTTGACGCTGATTTAGCCGGTACACCCACGTCGATAGCGGTCAAAGACGGTTATTTTATTATAACCACGAATTTTAATCGGTTCTTTATTACCGGGGAAGACGACGCAGAAAATATCTCGGCTCTTGATTTTGGCAAGGCGCAACGCTCACCCGATGAAATCTTGCGTGTGATCCCAACGGAAACAGAAATCGCGCTATTCGGTTCTGACTCGATAGAGTTTCATCAGAACAATCCGAGCGAAACGGCGTCGTTTCCGTTTGTTCCGGTTCAATCCATTGATGTTGGGCTTTTGGCTCCTATGGCCATCGTCAAGCTGGATCGTGAGATTATCTGGCTAGCCTCAGATGGCACTATCAAGCGGATGGTAGGGTATGGTGGTGAAGTGATTTCTAACCCTGATGTGCAGCGCGCCATTGCCGAAGTTGAAGACAAGACTGACATCTCAGCGTTTGCTTGGCATTCGAAGTCAATTGGGCATTCGTTCGTCGCCTTCACATCGCCGCTCTGGACGTGGGTCTATGATCTTCGCGAGGGCTCATGGCATGAGCGTAAAAGCTACGGCCTAGACTTTTGGCGGATTTCTGGGGTTGTTGAATGGCAGGGTAAGGTGCTCGCTGGCGACTATGAGAATGGCGAACTGTACGACATGAGCGGCGAATACTTTGATGAAGGTGGTTCGCCTTTGGTTATGACGGTCCAGACCGCGCCAAGCGATGCGTTCCCGTATCCAGTACAGGTTAACGGCCTTGTGCTCGATATGGCACCAGGAGTTGGCCGGATTGGTCGGCCACAAGACGAAACGCCGGAAGTGCTTATGGCCTATTCCGACGATGGTGGCCGCACATGGTCAACAGAGCGTAGTGCTTCGATTGGTACGGCTGGTAGCACGAATGCCAGGGCTAAATGGTTACGGCTTGGCATGATCCGCCGCAATGACCGCACATGGCGGTTTCGAGTGTCTGCTAGCATCTCACAGTGCATTCAGGGCGCGTCGCTTGATGTTGAGAGGCTGGGCTAGTGGCTGTCCTTCCCAAAGCCTCAACACCGCTTGTGCAATCAAACGGC